TCGAGCATCCGCTTGATCTGTTCAGGTGTCTTCATCGCACGCCCCCCTGTTCTCTTAACATTCTGATAAATGCCTCGCCATTGATCCCGGTCATCCGGGCGAAGTATTTGGAACGGAAGAAGCCTTCGCATTCCTTGACTATCGCCTCTTGGATCTTGGCCGTTTCTGCATATGGCCGCCGGCGCAGGCTCCGCTTTGCGTTGCGCCAGTCCTGCGTCGCCCGCTTGACGATCCCGGCCAGCAGGTCGAGCGCGCCTTCATCACAGATTTGCATCGCCGGCGTCCTCCCATGGAGCGGCGGCCCGCTCTTCGTCGGTGGGGCGGGATGCCCATGCGCGCCAGGTCTTGCCGTAATGGAAATAAACCAGATCGCAGGCGTTGATCTTGTCGCCGTTCGGGCTGATGGCTTGCCCGCCAAAGAGGATCGTCGCATATGCGTGCGGATCGTTATCCGCTTCGCAATAGACTGCGACGTCCTCACCGGCTGCGATCAGCGCCTCCAGCTCCGCAAGCGTTATCGGCTTTTGCAGCTCCGGCGTCTTCCGTGCGTCGTCCAGGTCGTTGAAAAGGGCGCGCAGCCCATCCAGCATGTCGGAATAGGTGAACATGTTCGAATCCTCTTTGCGCAAGATGGCCGTGTTTCCATATCGGTTTGCATTCCTCTTGTCGCCGACGATCTGATAAGCGAGCTGCAAGGCGCGCTTCTTATCCGTTACTTCCATCTTGTTTCGTTCCTTTCTTCCTCGGTCGGCTGGCCGCTCCATGCGCGCCAGCGCTGGCCATAATCGCGCTTTTCTACCGTGATGAATTCCTGCTCGGCGGTCAGGAAGCACATGACGCTTTGATCCTTCACGGGTTCAGGGAATGCGGGGATGATGTCGTCTTTGTCGTTGTCCTCAAGCCAGACGACCGGCAGATATTCGATCTGCTGCCACCGCAGCGGCTTGCGCAGGGGACGCTTCAGCGCGCTCTTTATCGCTCTGTTTATCGTTGCATTCGGCGTGCAGCCTTTTGCAATCGGTCCTTGCGATCCGCATGCCCAGCATTTGGCGTGTCCGGAATAGCGTCCGCTGTACTTGTCGTAGAAGAAGGCTTTCGCCGTCATCGTCTCTCCGCAGTACGGACATTTCGGCTCGCTTATACCCATTCCGCCGCGCTCCTTTCTTCCTCGGTCGGTTCGCTTGCCCACGGCCTCCAGCGCTTGCCCAGCTCTTCCATGGCGAACGTGAAGACGCAGCCGCTTTCCATCGTGTACCATGCCTGATTGTCCATCGTCTGGCGAAGGATCGAGGGGATCGGCTTGTCAAGCCCGCGCAGCTCCATCCATACCAGGCGATGATCGGAGATCTCTTCCCATTCAAGCGGCTTTTGCGCCAGGCGTTTCGCCCCGCAATACGGGCATATCCTTTCACTCATCTTTGTGCTCCTTTCTGAATTCCGTTTCATCAAGGCTCATCGTGTCAAGCCATTCCAGCAGCAGCGGGATCGAGTAGCGGATCATAAGCCAGCAGCCCACGATCGCCGCAAGGCCCGTCAGGATGATTTCCTTCATTCACAGATCCCCCCCCACATGTCCATTTGTCCCTTGAGGCTTTCGACCGGAAGCATCCCCGTCTGCACGCCGGCAAGGCCGCGCCGGTGCTTCCATAGCCGGCAGCTCTTGATCAGACATTCATCGACCAGCTTCCGGCTGCCGCCGCAGCATTCCAGGCACTTGCCCCGGATATCGGCGTATAGCGTTTCGACGCTTGCTGTCTTCATGGCCGCCGTTCCTCTCCTTCCTGCCGCTGCATGACGACCGCGCAGGCGCAGAAGAGGCTGCCGAAGAGAAGCACGCCGCCCGCGCAGAAGTAGGCAATGATGGTCAGGATAATATCTTTCATGGTCTTATCTCCTTTTGCTCTTGCTGATAAACTGCTCCCGTTCGTATACGATCCGGCCGTCCGCCGTGCAGACGATCACGCACCGGCCTGGCCGCCTATTGACCGGGATCGATGGCTGTGCGTTCAAATTCTTCCGCTGACATGATTCCGATGCAGACTTCATCGTCTTTCACCGCCTCTTTGAAGAGGTCGTTCAGCGCTTCATCCATATGATCAAGCTGGTCATCCAGCGTCAGGGACATCCGCTTCGTGATCGTCGCGCCCTCCATGCAAGCAAGCGCTGTCATCATGCCGTTAGCACGGGCGATCGTGGTCAGCATGCGGATCTTGTCTTCATACTCCATATTTTGCTTCCCTCACATAGTCGAGCATTTCTTCTTCCTTCACCGTGCGCCAGGCTTCGATCTCTTCCGTGCCGGCAAGCTCAGGATTCTTTGCGGCAATCAGCTGCCGGTTGCGCCGCACGCTTTCAAACGGTGGGAATCCGTATTCCTTCATGTGCATCAGGAAATGCACGACCGACATGCTGTACAGGCTCAGCGGGCATTCGTTGGCCTTCGCATAGACCTCCAGCACCTTCAAATAAAGGAAGCTGTCGCTGTTTCTGGCCCGCTGGTCCTCTTCCATGATCGTCCTGACGACCTGCGCCAGGGTGTAGGTGTTTTTCACTTGCTTTGCCTCCTTTGGTGTTTGTTCGGCCGGGGAATCAGACTTCCCTGATCCGGATCTTGTGGACGTGCAGCATCAGCTTGCGCTTGATGATGTAGTCCTTTGTTTTAGCGCCCTTGGCGTCTTCCACGACCTTCTCGCCGGTCCGCTTGTCGATGTATACGAAGTCGGCGATGTACTTGACAGGCTTCTCGATCAGCTTCCCGGCTTCGTCATACTGCGCCGGGATCAGCACGTATTCGACTTGCCGCTTGAGATCCGTGATCTCTTTGCCCCGCTGAAGCAGGGAAAGCTCGGTCCAGCGATTGAACTCCTTCTCGCTGTCAAACGTCATCCCGCCCAGACTGATCTTCCGCGCGCCGAATTTGTTCATTCGTCTTCCTCTCCTTCGTCGTCCTCATCGCCCTTGAGGAAGTTTTCATTCATGCAGCGCACGCAGATCACATCCCCGTTGATCTCGTACCATTTGCGATCCTGGATCTGCTCGCCGCAGTAATCACACAGCGGTCTTTCGCTCATGCTCATTTCCCTCGCTTTCAAATTCGATCGTTACCTTCACGCCCATCTGGTCGGCGTAAAGCCGGGCCAGAATGGAAAGGATCTTCTCTGCGCTGGGTGCCTTGTTGCTTCCGTTCATTCCGGCCGCTCCTTTCTCGTGTCATTCGTTTTCTTCGATCTCAAGCGCGCAGGCCTCCGCCTCTACCTGTGCGAGCATGTCCTCCATGTTTTCCTGCGTGAAGCCCTGGGCGGCCAGCTGCTTGCCGCGCTTTTCCATCCAGCGCAGCTGATACAGATAAGCCCTGCGCTTGTTCTTGATCCGGATCTCCTTCTGCGCCAGCTTTACATTTTCGCTCGCCTTCAGGCGTTCAATCTCTTCCGCATAGGCGTCACTTGTCATGATGTTTGCCATTGTCTTGCCACTCCTTCAGTCTCTTCTCGTTGCGCTTCTTGATGGCGGCCATGAGCCGCAGCTTTCCCTTGATGGTCATATGTATCACCCTTTTGTGTCTTGTAAGACACTTCTTAGTTAAAAAAAATATTGACGACTTCTTCCTCAGAAAGTGCATAGCGTTTCTTGATGGCGGCGATCTCTCCCTGCCGGAATTCGGTGCCGGTTTCATTGATCTTGCTGATCAAGGACCGCTCGCTGATTCCCAGGTAAGAAGCGAGGGTTTTTCTTGTGTCGCCGTGAAGCGCCATTTTGCTCTCAAGCAAAGCCTTGTCCATAGATCCTCCTTTCTGTGTCCTGCAAGACACTTCTGCGTCTGAAGAATGTCCTGTGTCTTACAGGACACCATTACTATACTGCAATAATATTCATCTGTCAAGATTATTTTTTCATGTTTTATGAAATTTATTGCACCGCAAGACACTTTATGGTATTATAAGACACAGGAAGGGAGATGGATGCTTTATCCAGCTCCTTGCCGCCTGATTTCAATATAGATAGAAAGGACGTGATATAGGAATGGACGTAGGTTCCCTGATTAAACAAGCCAGGCTTGCAAAAGGATTTACGCAGGAAGAGCTTGCAGAAAAAGTAGGCGTAAAAAAATCTGCCGTCGCCAAATGGGAGAACGGCAGAGTATCGGAGATTAAACGAAGCAATCTGAAGAAGCTTTCTGATGTGTTGGGGCTGAAGCCCACGCAGCTGCTTGGGGATAGTGGTTATGATGCCGATCCGATCGGCGCAGCCGATGAATTGGCGGACATCTTCCTTGATGTTGAATTGAGGCGCATGATCGCCGAATACCGGGGCTTGGATGAACAGAAGCAAGCGCAGGTTAGAGAATATGTACACTTGCTGTCCGGTCGGGTTTAAGCAAGACCGAGAATTCTTTTGATGAAGCGAAGAAAAAACTTCACTTCGTTATCGTCTAATTTCTCGATGATTTCGATCAGTTGCTTTCTTTCGGTGCTCATGGGACGCCTTCCTTTCATCTGGATAAAGGGAACGGGTGTTCCTTGAAGTTATAGTACAAAAATAATTCAGAATTTGCAATATCAATCTCCAAATTCGGAATTATCTGTAAATTTAGAGGGAACTGCGGCGATGCCAGCACCACCAGAACACCGCCGCAGCCGTGGATGATAGGCCATTTCTGACCCTGGTTAAAGCCTATCATTCTGCCATAAATTTGACAACAATGAGAAGTCAAGATTCAATTTTGCGGATATGGTTTTCGCTTTTTCCGGCAAGTTTAGCCGCTTGACTTTTCAAGTAATGCTTTAGATAGAAAGAATGAGGGCTTACGAATGTATTCAGAATGTGTAAGATGTCCGAAGCTGGGCCATGAATGCGACGGCCCGAACTTTGTAGCCATGCCGCCGCAAGAGCTGATCGCCTGGTGCAAAGAGCGCAAGAAGCACATGGGTTTGACGAATGAGAAGCTTGCAGAATTGTCCGGCCTGCCCAAGGGCACCATTGACAGCCTGCTTGCTAATTCTCATGCAGATTATAAAATTGGCACCATTCAGAAGCTGCTCCAGATCCTTGTCGGCGGGAAATGGCTGGGCGATCCCTGCGCCGATCCGACCGGCACGGCCAGCATGGAGCTGCTTGAAAAGATCCGATCCCTTGAGGCGGAGATCCGGCACAAGGACAAGACGATCTCCGATCACGAAGAACAGATCGCATCCATGAAGACGCTGATCACGAATACAAACGCACGCAATACGAAGCAGACGGAAGAGCTGCGCGCCATGCTCAAGGCGCAGACCGACCGCCATGCGGAAAGCCAGGATTTTCTGCGGGATCAGATCCGCGGCAGAAATAAGGCTGTCGCCATCCTGTCCTTCTTCCTGGGCGTTTGCCTCCTGGTGATCATCGGCGCGCTGGTGATCGACAAGCTCAATCCGGATATCGGCTTCTTCTGGCTGGATGAGTTTGCGTCATGGCTGAATACAAGCAATATTTTAAGAGGTAATGTATAGAAGGGAGAAATTCCGATGGAAAAGAAAATGTTTATCATTTTTCAGGACGATCCTGAAAACTACGGCTATTTACCCTCTATGATCGAAGGATATATATACGGAACTGAAGAAGAGGCGCAAGCCTATTGCGAAGAACTAAACAAGGGCGTCAAATACAGATGGGACAAATATACTTATGATGAGCTTGATTGTTTGAATAAACAAAATAGTTAAAGTGAAGTTATGATACTATACGACAAAGGATGAGGAAATATGACAACAAACGCAGAACTAGGCAGATTTATAGGGGGAACGGATTATATCGAGGAAGTAGCGGCATATATCCGCGTATCCACGCAGGAGCAAAAGCTGCACGGCATATCCCTGGAAGCCCAGGTTGAAAAGCTCACGGAGTACGCGGAAAAACACGGAATGAAGATCGTCGAATGGTATAAGGACGAAGGCGTTTCAGGCCGCAAGCTGATCAAGAAGCGTCCGGAATTGCAGCGCATGATCCAGGACGCGGAGAAAGGAAGATTCAAGCGGATCATCTTCATCAAGCTTGACCGCTTCTTCCGCTCCGTCGCTGAGTATCATGAATGTATGAAGCGCCTGCAAACAGGCGGCGTGATCTGGACGGCCACGGAAGAAAAGTATGATCTGTCCACGCCATCCGGTGAAGCCTTCGTCAATATGAAGCTGACCATGGCGCAGTTTGAAGCCGACACGGCCGGCGAGCGCATCCGCATGGTCAATGAGTATAAGATCAAATCCGGGCAGCCTCTCTTCGGTGCTCAGTGCTTGCCGTTCTGTTTTACGGTTGCACATCCGGAAGACGGCGAGCGGCACAAATATATCGAAAAATGTCATGATGACGTTATGGTGGATCTGATCGCTCACTTCATGCAGCATCATTCCGTGCGTGGCGCTATGCTTTATGTCAATCAGAAACATGACGCGGGCCTGAGTTATAACCAGACGATGGGCGCACTGACGAATGAGATGATCTGCGGATCGTATAAAGGCAATCCGAATTACTGCCCGCCATATGTGACGCGGGAAGAATTCGACATGATACAAAGATTCATCAAACGCAATCCAAGGACGCCTTCCGAACATGTCTATATTTTTACCGGGCTGATCCGCTGCCCAGGCTGCGGACGCAGATTGACCGGCAGCGTCGTTACAAAGCCCAAATATGATAAAAACGGAAAGAAGAAAAAATCATATAAATATCACGGCTATCGCTGTCATCTTGGTAACGTTGACAAAACATGTACATTCAAGACCGTCGCTTTTGAGGCGCGCTTTGAGCGGGAGATGCTGGACGCCATCGAGGATATCGTGAAAGGAAAGAAGATGAACGTCCTCAAGATTCAAAGCGAAGCACAGCGCGTGAGCAAGTATGACGTCGCCGCCCTTCAGCAGGAGCTTGACCGCCTCAATTATTCCTGGCAGAAAGGCCGCATCAAGACCGTTGAGGAATACGACAAGCGATACGATGAATTGATGGAGAAGATCGAGGCGGCCCACGAAGAGCAGTCCGCCCTGCACGACGAGCCGGATTATGGGAAGATTGAGCAGATCCTTTCCGGCGATTGGAAGGAAATATATGAAGAGCTGGACGCTGAGCACAAGCGGTCTTTCTGGCGCTCGTTCATTGATGAGATCTATATCGAATGGACAAAGGATGTCAAGCGCGTTATTGACATTAAATTTTTTTAATCAAAATGGTTTGTAGTTAATTTGTTAGCCGAACGGTGCGAAAATTAACTACAAACATAAATCACGCCAATACGAAAGGGACGGATACCATTGACGACCATCAAACGACTAAAAAAGCACTATGCACTAGGGATTATCACGGAAGCGGAATACAAGAAGCGGGAAGAATGGTACATCATGGTCCTGCTCGATATGTACTGCGATGGAATGATTTCAAGAGATGAATTGTATAAGCGTGTGACGAGTTAATCAATCAGGGAAGGCCGGCGGCCTTCCCTTTTTTCATGCTCTCCCCGCCCTCTTGACAAATTATCAAAAATGTGCATTATAGAATAAAAACTAGTCCGATATTTTGTTTGATAGGTGGTGCTTCTATGGGTTTATTCGACTTCTTATTTGGTGGCAGCAAGAAAAAAGACGAGCTTCTTGCAATGCAAAGAGTTGTAATGGAGAATTCGCCGGATAGATTGGTGATGACTGAAAAGCAACTTTATGAAACTGCACGGCAACAAGCACAGAATGACATCCGGATTATTAATGATTCTCTTGCCATTATTTCAAAGACGATGAAGCCGGATGTTTTCTTTTCTCGTTTGGATCTGATGCAGCGCCATAGCGGGCATCTTATGCTCATGGAGCCTTACGTCGAATTCAGCGGCGCTTCTCCTGCCGCGGCGCATCATGAATTCGTTACAAAAAAGAGCGAAGCTATCATGATGTTCCTTGAGCGATACTATGCAGCAGTCCACGAAAAGGCTGAGAGTATGAAGACGGAAAAAGGAAAGGCGAATCAGTATATCAAATTCTATGATAGCTTGCAGGAGTATTATCCGAAGATGACCAAGGAGAACGTCGAATATATTGAGAGCTGCGTGCAGAATAAACTAAAATAAGGCCAGGGCATAAGCCCCGGCCTTTTTTAATTCTGATGCAGATATTCCATTTTCTCCTTGATGCCTGTGATCTCCGCTTCCACGCGCGGCATACGGTCCGCAAAGCTGTTATGCTTTCGCACTTCTTGCGTCAGATCTTCCAGGTGGGCGTCTGTTGCCGCTTTCGATGCGGCGAAGTCCACCCTCAAGGCGTTGATTTCATTGGTGAATTCATTCCGCGTATCCTGCATCTCCTTGCAGAATTCCGCCTTCATCTCCCGGATGATCTTCTGGTTGTTGTTCTGGACGGTGATGATCGTGCCGACGAGCGAAACCCCGCCGGCGATCAGTGCGACAATAATGCTTTCCATAATATCCTCGCTCCTATGTATTATGCTTTATATCCGATTGCGATCCAGCCGACGCTGGTGTTTGTGGTGCCGTTCCTGGTGACGTAGGCGTCAAAGCCGCTCACGGTGATATTGGCCGGCGCGGCTCCGGATACGGATGATCCTGGGACGGTCGTGATCGCCGATACCAGCACCATCGGGACGGATGTGTATGCGGCGGCGAACTTGACGGCCTTCGCCGTCGGCGTGTCCTTGACCGGCGTGATCGTCTCCACGCCCCACTCTATCAGCAGGCCATTGGAGAAGCGCACGCGTCCGGTCCGGCTGCCATGCGTCACGTCGCCCGATGTGATAAATTCATCGCCGCCGTTTGCCCGCGTCACTTTGACATTGGCGTCAAAGACAAGGTTCTGCGTGCCGGAAAGATAGCGCCAGATCCCGTGAGATCTCGCCGTATCCCAGCAGCCGATCGACGTCACGCTGTCGCCGCTTGCGCCGTAGAGCTTGCAGTTGTGGACATTCGCCGCGTCGTCCGTCGTCTGGAAGTAGATGTCCTTTTCTTCGTCCGACTTTTTGACGCCGCCCATATACACGTATTTTAGGATGCTCAAGGGCAGGTTGATTTCCATGCCGTCCTCCAGCTCGCTGACCTTGCCGAAGGCGATGCCCCGCCCGCTGGCGTTGTAGTCGATCAGGGTGAAGGCCGTCGGGATCTGCGTCGTGCTGTATACGGTGGCGAAGTGGTCTTTCACGGTCAGGCGCAGATCGAAGCTGTTATCCTGGCCGAAGCTGCCGGACGCGCTGACGATGTTATCCTTGAGAGCATAAACGGCCCCGCTTGTCAAGACCGTCCAATCCTCGCCGCTTGCTGGCTTGTATTCCAGCGTATACGCCGCCGTGTTCTTGCTGCCGACGCTTGCGATGGAAAAATTGATCGCCGCGCTGATGTACGTGCCGTCGTAGTTTTCCGTGCCGTCTGAAAGGCAGCGGACCGCCTGGAAGGATACGATCTTCGGGGCGGCATAAGCGAGCACGGTCAAGGATCTGGTCGTGCTGGCCGTGC